TCGTTAGATGCCTGCATTTTAGCGTTATCAAGCTGTATTCGGGCTCCATCACGCTCTGTGCGCTGCTGAAGTTCGCTCTGCTTAATTTGAGCACTAAGTTCTGCAATCTTCATTGCATCGCCAAGCTGTTGAGGCTGATTCTCTGGCTTGAATTGCTCTGCTTGCTGATTAATCTGAACCAGTTCTTGAGCGAATCCACCTAACTGTTCTTCAATAAACTGCTGGACCTTGAGGATTACATCGACCTGCTGCTCTGCCTCTTCAGGTATCAACTGTTGAGTCTGCGCCTGTTCAATAGCGTTATGAGACTCCACTAAGTAGTAGTTCAATAGATGATCACGCATGTGCATGGCCATTGGATAAAAGAATGTGCTCATAATGCCAGGGCTTGACCCAAACATTGGCGACTTTAAGAACGGCAAGTGAACTTGCAGGTGAGCCAAGTGATCTTGCTGAGGCAGCACGTAAATTCCTTGATTCATTGCTGCCGCTACGTTTTCGCTTACTGGATCTCTATCTTCTGAGCCTGCTTGCTTTTGCATAACTTCTGAAGCTGGAACCTTTAGCGTTCGCAGAAACATTTCTTCAACCGCTTTTTGGTCGTACATTTGCGGAAATTTTTCAGCACGCGCCATAATCGCTTGTATCTGTGCGAAGCGCTGAGCCTCACTAAAGATAGCTGGGTTACTGATCGGCACAACATCAGATGGGCCATCAAAGTCTTCTGCAGTGATCTCTAGCCCAGCGTCCAGCGCATCTAGCTCTTCCTGAGTGTAGTACATGCTGTTGATGCGATGAAGGATATTAAAACTGCGAGCCATAGAGGAATGTAAGCGAGAATGGATTGAGCTAAACACAACCATGCCCTGCTCGATGATTGCCATCGTGGTTCCCACTGGGGCATTGGGGTTTTGGTCGTTAAACTTCTCAAAGGAAGTCTGGACCACGCCCTTGCCTGCATCAACTAGGAATCCTAACAGCTGAAACAATGTTGGACTTGGGCCAGCAAATGGTAGCGGCATGGCCAGCTTGCGAACGTCATCAATCAACGCGCCGCCTTCCATTTCAACAATCTCAGTAGGCTGAACATTTAAGGTCTGGCCGCCTGGGCCACCCTTTAGCTTCAGTAGTGTTGGCACGTTCTGAATGTAAGCTGAGTCTAGTAGGGCTCGTAATGCGCCAGTCGCTGCTCCACTAAGGCCACCAATCATATGAGTCAGGCCGATTGGGTAAGCACCACGCCACGGTACGAATGGGAACTCTACGATCCAATGCAGTTCATTCTTCCTTGAGTCATCTTCTTCCCAGTTCCTGTAAAGGCACAAGGCTTTATCTGAAGACTTGTCCACGCTCAAGATGTAAGGCGCTAAACCTTCGCCATCTTCAAAGTCCATGAACGTGTAGATCTCAAAGATGGTTCGCAGACCATCTTCGTTGTAGCTAGTATTCTGCTTGCCCTCTATCTTCTCGTTGGCACGCTCAGCTGCGCTAAAGTCAGGCTCATCTGGAGTGGGCAGATCTATATCCGCGTACATTCCAGATTCTACGCGCTTCTCATATTCCATCTGCGTGACGTACTGAACGTGAGTCTTACGTTCTGCGGTGTAGAAGTTTGTAGCTGAGAAGGGAAGGTATATGTCATCAATGGGAACGAACTCAGACACAGGGCGCATAAATCGAGCGTTCCACATGAACTTCATGTACTGACCGCCACCCAAAGGTAGCTGCGTGCTTAACTGTTCTAACTCTGAGCGAAACTCGACCATCTGTTCTGTAGTCTGCCAGTTCATAAACTCAGTCTTACGCTGAGCCTTGCCTACCTTCGCCCTGTCGGCCTCGCCTATAATCTTAGACTTAACTGGACCTGTGGGCGGGAATATCTCTTTGATGAATCGAGCAGAGAAATCAACACACGCCTCGACCAGCATAGGATGCACAACCTTGTTGGCTCCCTGAAACTGGGCACCTCCCGGTGCGTCATCGCCTAAACCTGTGCGGCGCAAACCTTCTTCGTACTGCAGATCTCGCTTCTGGCGAGCTTCTTTGTCGCGCTCTATCTTCTCCATCAGGTCGTTGATGGCAGACTTTAACAGGGTAGGGTCAACCTCTTCCACAATGTTCTCAAAGTGATCAGAAGCCTCTCGCACAGACATAGTCTCCATGCGTACCATCGCTCCACCGTCTTCGGTGTCCTCAACTTCTAGCTCATCTTCTTCTGGAAGCTCTACTATTGTGATTTCTTCTATTTCTACGTCAATCTCGTTTTCTTCAGCCACGTTACAACTCCTCTAGTATTCGGTTGGCGATTTCATTAATCCTGCTAGCGTTATAAACCACTGGACCACCTTCTGCAAAGTTCTCAGCCATTATACCCTGTGCAATTTTATTTATCTTATCTGCGTCATATTTAGCGTTAACTATTCCACCTTTAGCAAAGCTGTTATCTTCTCCGCCGCTCATTACTCCCAGCCCTACAGCTCCAGCGCCTACTCCAGCCAACACTTTGGATGAGGTCTTTTGCCTTGGGTCAAAGGCCGCTCCTAGAGCAGCACGAGAGGTGTTTTCATCAAACATGACTCGCTCACCGGCATAGTCCAGGCCAGTAAATCCGTCAGCTTTTAGCTGCACGTTTATAGCGTTCATTCTTTGGGTGTAGTCTTGAGGCATATTGCCGGAAGAAATTAGCGCCTTCTCTGCTGCTAACGCATCTCCTTTACCCGCTATCTTTCCTCTCGCAGCCATTGGATATGCTACCGGACTTCTCTCTGGGTTGGTGTATGACTGGCCATAAGCTGGGCTATGCCCTGAGTATATGCCATCGCCAAACTTGTACCTTGAGTCCTGGCGGATAAGGTTTTCTGCTCTATCCGCAGACAGCCACCTAGTTGTAATGTCATCTAAGTTGTAGCCCTGCTCAGCCGCTCTAGCCATGCGACTAGCGTTATCCATCGGCAACAATCCCGTGCTTATATCCCTAGCTGTAGAGTCTGGGTATCCTCCCTCGATGAGCCTAAGCTCTTCTTGGTAGATTGCCATTCCGGCTAGGGCATCGTCCTGCAAGGCAACGGCCTGGTCGTAGTCCTTAACAATGGGGACATCTTTTGCGCCACCGTAGTAATCTGGATCATGGGCAAAGAAAACGACATCTGGCTCGCCATTGTTGTATTTCTTAAATACTTCCTTGTCCCATCCGGCAGGAGCATAATCTTCATTCCACGGGAGTCGGGCAACTGGGCGAAATCCTACGCGCTCATAAATACCAGGCAAGAATGTATCGAAGGCATCAAGCTTTTTGCCTCCTGCTTGCACTGCAGCTTGCAGCATGGCATAAGATCCGCCTTTGGGCTCGCTTGGAGAGGCAAACACGGCGACAACGTCACCGTCAGGCTTTATCGCAAATCCGCTTCCATCAGAAGTGCGGAACAGATTTGCTTGAGCAAGGTCTTCTGCGCTTTTTATTTCTACTTGAGGAGAGAACTTATTTTCAGCCATGGCGGCTGTCATGTCTGAGTTATAAATTACAGCATTGGATGGCGAGTCTACCTGACTGATAGTAGGGAGAGATAATCCTGCAGACTGGTACTGAGTAAGTGCAGAGGGATCGGCTTCAAAAACTAAAAGCCCATCGCCTCCATTCCCTCCAGTACTTCCTCCTCGGTAAGGCCCGGATTGCGAGCGAGAGTTTCTGCCACTATCGGTCCTCGCATCTCGTCCAGCGGCGATGGCTCGCGCTTGGTCTGAACGGAAGGATCCGAGGAACTCAGCCCTTCGTCCTGAAATGGTGTTGCTACCTGAGATAGACCTGACAGCGCCCGATTGAAGCGATCCATCGACGTTGGCGTTCTCGAATTGTCTTGCTGCTTCATCTAGTTTGCTCCTATTAATTTTTGCATCAGTAAACCACGGACCTTCTCTAGAAGCCGTGACTTTAAAACCTTTTGGTACTATACCATTTTTAGGGTTCTTTATAAACTGCTCAAATTCCTTTTGCCGCTCTGGCGTCATTCTTACAATGCCACCGTCTGATAATGGGTACTCTTGAATTGATCCATTAATAGTCTGACGGTACGTTGCTCCAGAAGAAAATGTACCAGGCTTGCCCTCTGTTACCGCAGCGCCCATGGTATTGCCAGACCTAACTGACTGCAAAGTACTATGGGATACCGGCTGATTTCCTTCAATTAACCATGATTCCCAATGCATCCGGCCTAAGCTTGCGTCTTCAGGGCGACCAAGTAATCTATAGGCTTCGGTGACAGTGTCTGCCAAGCCATTCTCTAGCATCTCGGTTATCATCAAGCCTCTTGGCCCGGCGATGATATTTGTCAGTCCACCTTTGTCTATGCCGTCATAAATGTTCTTGCCTTCATAGCGGCCATCGTCCCATAGGTGGCGAGACTGAATACGGTCCATAACTAAGAGATCGTCCTTGCCGCCCACCAGCGACAGGAATGATACGACCTTGTTGTCGATTCCAGCCTTGTTAGTTAGCTCAAAGAACTTGCGTCGAACCTGCGGTCCTGAAGCGTTAGGATCGGCCAATAGATCATGCAGTTGTTTTAATGCAGTAGTGCCCGTACCTTCTGACACCTTGCCGAGCTGCATAAGCAAACTGCCAGCTGCGTTAGCATTCATGGTCACTTGCTTGCCAGGAGATCCTTCAGGAAGGCTGGCAGCAACCATTTCTTTCCACGCTGGAAGATCAGCCTCAGTAAAGTTACCGTCGATAGCTTTGCTAATGAACGGAGTCGCACCTTCCAGAATATCTAGGAACGCGCCTTCCTGCTGCATTGGCCCTGCGCCGCGAGAGAGTATGCCCCAAGTAAATAATCGAGCAGTCATATCTTCGCTAGATTGGCCGGTATTGTAGATATCCTTTATCTCGTTTACATATCCAAAGCCCTCGTCAACTGCAGCTTTCATCTCTGGGCTTAACTCTTGAAGCTTGTTAGCCAATGCCTGCGGATTTTGTGTGTACTTGATCGCCTGAGAAGGAGGCGCTGGCAAGAAGTCACCGCCAAAAGCCTGCGCTTCTGTGTCTAACCAATTCTTTTCTGATGCTAGCGATAACGGGTTGTTTGCCAGTACCGAGTCTATGCTGGCCATAACCGCTGGCGTGTTTTTTGGTGTAAATGTCTGAACGATGGGCATTGTGGGCTTGACACCCGTTCCTGAAACTAGCAAGAGCGGAGGCATAGCATGGCCCTTTGCATTCTCTAGTGGAACCGCTAATACGGGTGGAGCTGTGACATTGGCCTCGTCAAGAAGCTGTCTATCAGCCATAGCCTCCAGACCTTCGTCCAAGCCGACCATGTTCTGTTTTGCGCCCATGGCTTCAAGCCGGTCCTGCAGCGGCAGGTATGAGCTTTCATCTGGAACATCAGAAGCTGCGTCACTAATCATTCGCCTGTCGCCAGCATTTCTTACTGCGCCCTTGGCCATGCCTGCCAGTTTACCGATGGGGATAAGTTCGCCTACCGTTAGCGAGTTCTCTATAGCAAAGCGAGTCTCTGGGTCGAGCTCGTTGTATTGCTCCATGCCGTAGTCAACCATGTCGGGTATGTAACCAAGGCTGTCTTTGTTCTCGTTGTATTTCTCGGCTAAGGCAACGACTCCTTCGCTCATCTTGCCCATAGCGTACTCATTGAGGGCCTGAGCTTCTTTAGTTCTTGGGTTATAGTTGAGGGCTTTGTCAACATCAGCCTTGTCGGCCTCTAGTTCCTCAATGCTTTTATCCGTGAAGTATTGATTGCCTAGCGAATAAGCTGATGAAGCAATAGGCCCAAGCATTCCAGATAATGTGTCAGCGCCAACATCTGTCATGATCTGACGCAAGTTAGCTGGACGCTGGTCTTCGACTGGACCACCTTTAGCCCACTTGACTCGATTAGACCAGTAAGCTGCCGAGGCTGGTCCTTTAGCGATGTTCTTGGCATGGCGGTCTTTAAAGGCTTTACGCTTGGCCTTAGTCGCTGCTGAATCGTTCGGGCTAGGCTTGCCAGCGGTGCTCGCGCCCTGCTCGCCAAAGCGTATCATCTTAGGCTTGCCGTCTACATTGGTCTTCACAACGTGGGACTTAGTCGCGTGTCCGGGCGTGCGCCTAGGCGTATTCAATTTAAGATCGTCCTTCAAAGACATGGTTAACTCCTACGCGGCATAAGGATTGCCAATGTTTGTTTTTTCTACTCTGCGCTCGTCTGGATCTTTTGCCTGCGGCAAATCAAACCAGCGGTCATTCTTAAAATAGATGATGGCCTGCGTGAACGTGTCCACGTAATCATCGTGAGCGGCCACAGGAAACTTAGATAGCTGCTTGACGAAGTCGTGGGCCCAGCCTACGAAGTGTCCTGGATTCTTCTTTGATTCAGGTATCCAAACCATGCCTAGCTCCAGTGTCGGAGCTGCCTGATGAGCTCGGCTAACTTTATCAGCGTTACCAGGATTGTAGCCGATTGCTGGTACGTTGGCCAATCTTAGATCCTGAAGTAATGATTGACCTGAAGC